CTGTTTTCATGGTTTTATTTTTTTAGTGATAGGTGTCTATAGGACTACGATATAAGTAGTCCTAATAACCTATCTGTGTTTAATCGTAATTAACTCTACTATCTAATGTCATTGATAATATTAAATGTTCAATTTTATTTTTTGAATCAACATCCTCGTCACCTATTAAATCTAATTCCGGTTTCAATTCCCAATTGTCAAGATTTGCAAAGTAATCAGACGTTTCTATCATATTAACCAATTCCATAATTTATTAGTTAAGTTTTATTATTCTTCAGCATCTTCCCTGCGAGTAGATTCATTTTCTATCTGTTGTTGTCGATACTGATTAATTTCTTCTTGCTTGCGAGCACGTTCTTTTCTTTCAGCCTCATAATCTCTATTAGATTCCATAGTAGCTCTTTCAAAATAATCGTTAATGTTATTTTGTGGGTTAGTATCAGCTTCTGGATTATAACTTGCACCAAGATATGCCTGTTTAGCTAATTCTGTTTTTCTTCTTTCTTCTTCTTTTAACAAAATCTCTTTTAATTTCATTTCATGTTCTTTCTGTTTAGATTCCATTTCCATCTGTAAAAGTTGTTGCTTTTGTTGGAAATCTTCTTGTCTTATAGCATCTTCTCTTTTTCTTCTTTCTGCTTCAGCCTGTGCAAGCAATTCTTTTGCTTCTGTTATATTATTCTGTTCAAGTAAGTCTATAGCACGGCTAAACTCAATAGTTTGATTTTGTAATGATGCATGAATAAGTTGATATAGACTAGACTTTATATCTTCAGACATACTTGCATCTTCTACAAATAAGCCATAAGTAGCATTATCTAATAATTCTCCATTAACAGTAAAATAAACTTCATCCATATCATCAGTCATATAACTCTTAGTTACTTCAGATATACTTCTATAACAAATCTTAATATCTTCAATAAGGTATTTTATAATATTTGTTTTAAACTGATTAAAGAGTTCAAACATACTATATAAAGCAACTGAACTTTGTTGTATTGCTTGCGATGTTACAGCGGCTCCATCTCTTTCAAACATTTGCCCCTCTAATTGACGTGGTATATTAGAAGCTTCTCTTGCCATTTCTTTTAAATAGTCTACTATTTTTAAATATCCATTCATATCTGGTGTGCCATTCATATTAAGAACTTTGGCTACACTTGCTAAATCATTAGCACCAGCACCATCATAATCATTAGGATTTATTAGGCCAATACCAGTTGAATTAAATGTTGCCAGCCACTCTTCCGGTGTTTCTGCATCGTCCTTAACCATCACTTTTGAATTAAGTAATAGTTTAGTTCCTTTATCGTTACTAAGCGCAATATTAATTCTAAACATTAATATATCAAGCATATACTGATATGGTTTTAATCTATCTACAACAGATACAATACGATCACTATTGCTATTTTGCACAACTCCAATATATGGAAGTTTAACATCATAGATAGAATCAATATCTTTAAACTGTCCTTCAACAGGTCGCATACGGAAATATTTATCTTTCACTTTCCACGTTTCATATATCTCTGGAATCCATCTCCATTCAACTTCAATTTGCATAGGACCTAAAACCTCAGGTTTAAAACTATCATCAACCATCATGACTTGTGTTTCTCCACTCATCATATCGGTTATTTTAGCAAAGCCTACTTTCCTTAATCCTCTCCAACATCCATGATATACGGATAGTTTATCATTAACAGCAGCATCATCGTCTTCTTCTTCAAATTCCGCATAGTATAATGGATTTTGAAGATAATTTAATTCTGTGTTATACTTATCTCCATATTCTGTTAATTCTTTTAAATCATCTTGTTTTAACTCATCTCCAAACAAAGTAGCTATCATCGTTGTTGACATACGATATTCAGCTATACACCATTCACCATCTTCAATAAAATTACTTGTATCATTAAGCTCATAATAAAAACGCATTGGCTTTATTGGAATAAGAGATGGTTCATTATTAAAAATACCCTTATAAAGAATTGCGCGACCGACTTTTATATAGTCATCAAAACAATCATTTACAAGTTTATATATATTTAGTTTCTTTTTATAGTATTCCAATAAATGATTCATTGCAATCTCAGCAGGATCCTTATAATCTCGTTCCATATACAACGCTATTTCTTTAGGGGTCATCACTTCACGGGCTTGTGCTACCTGTTGTAAAATAGCTTCTTGTTGTTCTTTACTTAACTTTCCGCCTTGTTGTTCTACTAATTGTTGTACTTGTGCTTGAAGCTGCTGATCAATTTCCCCCATAATAATATTTTCAAGACTTTCTTTCATCAATTCATTTTCTTTCTCAAGTCGTCTTGTAGTAGCTTCTGTGTTTGTAGCTCGGATAACATACTTAAATGGATAACGTTTTTGTAATCCTCTTAACGTATTTACTTTACTGCTTATAATATCATAGTTTTCAAAATTAACGGGCATCATACCCATATCTATACCATAAGGCTTTACTACATTAGCAAAGTCATCAAGATTAAGAATATTATCACATAAGTCATAATTAACCTTCATCTTGTTATACCTGCGTAATGGTTTCTTATTCTCATCAAATACTACCGTATGATAATTACTTCTACATGATATAAGAAAATTTATATTATTCTTATACCACTCAAAATCATTTGCTCTTTTCTCAGCTGCTGTCAGCATAGTCTTAGTATAAATACTATTACTGCTCGGTCCTGACATGTTTGAAGTAGGGGATTTGGTTTTCATTTTAATTTGTGTTTATATTACTCGGTTATATTTCACCCGTTGGGATATCCATAATATCAAATTCCAAAATTCTTTTCTCAGTACCTCTATCTAAGTTAATCCAGTATTTTAATTGCTTTGCTACTATCTTAAACTCTTCCTGTTTAGATAATTCTGGAGATGATATTTTTTTATATACTTTTTCTATTTCTTTTCTATTGTATTTCAAAAACTTATAAATCTTCTTCATCCTTAATATAACAGGATCGGTTTCATCATACATACCATTTACTAAATTAAGCAAAGGTCTTAGTTGATAATCTTCTACTATTTGTTCAAATACATTGCTTGACATTCCAACGTTACTACTTTCTACTCTTGCCTGGAATGCTTCATTAAGAGTCCCTTTCTTATCTTTTACTTCTTCTATTCTACGGTCAAGACTTTGTTCTATATCTTCTCGTTCTTGGTCGTAAGTTATCCAGTTATATTCTCGTAATACAGATAATAACATCTTTCTCTTATGATGTAATATGCCAACTTTTTCTATTAAACCATCTATTTCAACCTTTAGCATATTTAACTCTGTCTCCGTTGATGCCAACTCAGCGTGGCTCATTTTCCTTATAAATTTCTTCTTTACCATTTTATTTTATTTTTTGCAAATATAATCTTTTATCTGGAATTAGCATATAATTTTTTTAACACATTCCAACATTTTTTAATATCTTCATTACTAGAATTACTTCTATCTCTCCTTGCATCTAAGATATCAGAGTTCTCTAATTGTATCATTACCATAATCAATGCGGAAATATGGTCAAAGTTACCCTTATTCATATCAAAAGAACACAATTCCTCTGCTAACCGCTTACTTAATAATCTATCGTAATTATAAATAGGTACACCTTCTTGATCAAATCCCCATTCTCTGCGTAACCAATTATTTATATATCTTACTCCACTTTCTTTTAATTTACTAGGTATATGGCACCCATAAATACGCTTAACTTTACTATTCTTTATACTCCTACCTATTACATCATCAGGTTGACTTGCTAATATATCTAATCTACCTATCTTAGTAAAGTATGCTAATGTGCCGGGACATTCATTCTCATACATCCCCTCGCTATTATACAGATCACACAGCATGCCAAAAATCTCATCTATATCATCCAAGTCCTCACGTCTTCCTATAAACTCTGCCACAATCTTATCTCCATCATAAACCTCTGTACTTTGCGGCTTAAATACAAGTATGCTTGCTAACGAAGAACCCTTGCTCTGTCGTACAGGGTCATAACCTATCTTATAATAATTACGACCTAATAATTGATTAGGCATCTCATATATAATAACTTCACCATTTATATTGTCATGGTTATCATATAATCCCATAATACAATTATTAAAGTCAGGCAACAACCTTACATTTACATTACCATTTCCCCGATACAACGTTACTGCATTACCTCGCTTCTCATGTAGCTTGTCCTTATTTAATACCTGTAATCTATTACTTATACCTATAGTAGGAAACATATTATCACCAACTACCCCAAATGCTTCTGCACTATTTAATGGATCCTCTTGCATCCTTTTCCGTAATAAGGCTGCGCTCGCACCATTATTCTTCATCTTTTCCCTTATTGACAGCTCATAATCCATTGCCTTAGCTAAATCACTATTCCCAGCTTTATCATAAAATCCCAACCAACCCCAATGTCGTGGGAAAAATAATCCTTCTATCTTACCCTCATTATTAGGATTCCACTTATCATAGACACCCATAAAACCATACGTCAAGGGAGACGCATGAATAGCGGATAAATCATAACTACTCTTCGTTAAATCACCAGACGTACCTAATATCGTTAACATCCCAGTCTTATATTTACCAGCGCGTAAACTATTATCCAATATCGTACATACTGAAATTAAATTACCCGGTAAACCAAACGCACCACTCTCATCTATTATTCCATCATAAAACGTCAATCCTCGTGCTGCATTTATATAATCACCACCAAACGTTATTCCTACTACCTCGCTCTTATAACCACCCTCTGTTACACTACCATTATTATGATAAACCTTCTTACTCGCTCTTATATAATAATCACTCCACCTATTCTTAAAATCATTCCTGTGATTCCATGGCGTATTCGCATCTATAAAACTTTTCATTACCCGAAACTTCTCAAATAATAATAAGATATACGTATCATCAAATCCCATAAACACAGTCCTGCTATTTCTCCTATGATAGTAATTATTTGCAGCTATACCCGCCATCTTATAACTCCAACCCGTTTGTCTTGCCTTACCAACCGCCATATTATATCCACCCTGCTTACACTCTTCCTTCATCTCTAAATACAACCCTATAGAAGATTCATCAGATAAACCATGTCGCTCTAACGTCTTCTCTAATCCATAGCGCTGTATCTCCCTATGCCAGTAAAACTCATAATCACTATCCCTGAAATCCGCAAAACCCTCACCACTCTCTATATACTCCCCATTTGAATCTAATATCGCTCGAGTTAATGGACAGTAGTTTAAATAAAAATAATAATCCCCCGTTACTCGCAATCCATTATATCCATATCCATTCAAACATCGGGAACGCTCCTCCCTCCAAAAATTCTTCCAATCTAAACTCCCTAAATTATAATTACAGTAATAGCCATGTTCTTCAAAATTAATTCGAGAAGCTAAAATTCCTCGTACATCTTCCTCTTTAAATAACATATCTATTATTATTTCTCTTTCCTAACTATTATTAATCCGTAAACTCATTCAAATCACCCTTCTCAAGTCGCTTACCCGACTCGTCAAACTCTACCTCTATCTTCTTCCAAATACGTAAAATCATATCATTTATCTTCTCTAATTCTAATAAAGCACTCGTTACATCCTTAGGCTTATATAACGGACTGCCACTCTTCGTCTCCTTTGTTAAATCCATATCATTAGATATGAAACGCTCTAAGGTATGCCTGCTCTTTAATATATTATCATAACTACTTATCAACATGCTTCTGCCTCGCTCCAACTCCTTATAGCGCTCTATACTCTCACGCTCCTCTTCTATATTAAAAGATACACCCAAATCATTGTTTACTCGTTGACAACGATCCTCTAAATATCCCCTATAGACATTCCAACTCAAAACACTACTGTTATACTCTACCCACAATAAATACTTTATACCTCGCTCCTTATATTGCTTGTCCCAATACACACTGCTTAAGGTATATTCACTCGCCTTTAAGCCACCATTCTCCTCTTTAACTAATAACATCTTCTATTGATCCCCCCTTATTTAATTCATGAAACTCCCTGTATTGCTCACATAATTGACCTAAACCTATGAACCAAAATCCCCTACGCTCCTGATTTAACCCTATACACATACCTCGCTCATAATCCTTCATCTGTCCAAAATATTCACCCAAAACAGCTCGTATCGTATATAAATCTAAGCCTAACTCTACACTTAACTCATTCTCTATTTCTACATTCTTCTTATCTTTGTAAGACATCCTTTCCTCCTTTTTTTAAAAGCAAAGATAATACTTTTTTTTAATTTCTCAATAGCTCCTTAAATTTATTAATAAATACTAAATAAATAAGTATAGATATTCAATAAATGCGTATAAATATTCAATAAATGCGTATATTCAATAAATGCGTATATTTAATAAATGCGTATATTCAATAAATGCGTATACCTTGTATGTGGAGTGGTGTGCGATCACCACGAATGGGGAAATGCCCCCCACCTGTATTCGCCAGTGAAATTTTCAGGTGGGTCTATTATATATAGTAATATATAATATTTTAATGATGATGTATGTCTAAGTACATCTCAATCATCTGAAGACCTAACAGAAGACAAGGTGTGCTACTTGATGTTGTCTGTCAAGTGTCTTCTGATAGTATATGTAAGTACATCCATAATATACAGACACAATAAATAAATATATAGGGGTTAAGTTGCCACCCTACCAAAGTGCAGCACATTTATATTTATGTCATTACCAAAGATCCCGTTTGGTGATGATTAACATTAGTCCCACAAGGGGGGCATAGGGATTAAGTTATGGTTTATATTTTTAAATTCTTCGTAAATCTTCTTATTTATGTATTTAAATACATAATGATTGGATTTGTTTTTTTAAGTTTTGGAATTCTATGTATAGGAATTGTTATTCCTATAACAATAATTTTTTCCACATTAAAATGGATGTGGAAATTTAACACCACAGCCTTGTATGATGGCTGTGAGTATATAATATATCTTTATGATGAACTGTTAGATATCTACTTATGTAACAAACCAAGTTTCAAAACTTTGAAATAAGTGATATTGTGGCTGAATGGTTATAAGATAGGTTTGATTCCTATCCAGCCACCTATGGGGGATACCGAAAACCCTTTAATAGAGTAGGCATTTATATTTATATCATGGTATTATCCCGAATGCCATAATTAACATTAGTCCTACAAGGGGGGCGAGGGATTAAATATGGAAACAAGAATTTTTAAAACCTTTCGTCTCTTTCTAGAAAGAGAAGATAAAAGTCTTAACGGTGTGAGCGAAGAATTCGCTGCCCAACATCCAGATTATCAAACTCAAAATGAAAGTAATTCCGGCTGTTGGAATTGCTATGACTGTATGAATTGCATATCGTGTGAATTTTGTTTCTCGTGTAACCATTGTTACTTTTGCGTATCTTGTAGCAATTGTTACAATTGCGACTCTTGTATATCGAGTAAATGGTGCAAATCATGCGTATCTTGTAGTAATTGTTATGCTTGCGACTCTTGTATATCGATTAACTCGTGCAAATTGTGCAAATCGTGCAATTTGTGCGATGATTGCAGATTGTGTCACTGTTGTTACTTGTGCGACTTTTGTAGCAACTGTTCAGGTTATGAATACTGTGAAGGTCTTAGAGGATAATCCAATTAAAATTTATATCACATCATCACTAAAGATCCCGTTTGGTGATGATTAACATTTGGTCCTTAAAGGAGGGCTTGGGATTGTGTTATGAATAATCTATTTCCTACAACAAAACAAAAGTACGTGATGACAGATGAGACGATCATCGTCAACGGCAAGACCCTTTACCGCATTAAAGCGGTAAGAAGTTTTTTTGATGTAAAGGAGGGAGATCTGGGTGGCTACGTGGAACATGAAAACAACTTATCCCATGATTTTGAATCATGGATTTACCACAACGCAAAAGTTTGCGGTAACGCTCAAATATTTGGTAATGCTATCATTCGTGATTCAGCAACAGTTTGCCACAACGCAATAGTTCAGGGCAACGCAAATGTTTGCGGTAACGCAATCGTTGGTGGCAGCGCAAATGTTTGCGACTTCGCCGTCGTTGGAGATTCGGCGAAAGTACTCGGAAACGCTGTCGTTAGTGATGTAGCGAGAGTTATAGATTTCGCTATAGTTAGAGGAAACGCTAATGTTTGTCAATATGAGATTGTTTGTGACTCAGAAATCGTTAGTGGTGATGCCACTAACATAATTTAAATTTACATTATGGTATTATCCCGAATGCCATAATTAACATTAGTCCTTAAAGGGGGGCGAGGGAAAGTATTATGAAATATGAAAACGGTTTAAAAGATTTATTCTTCGTTATTGCAAACGAAGAGGGAATCTCCGCTGAAGGAATCCTCACACTTGATGAGGATTCTAATTACTACAATTCCTTAACTAAGGAATATGATACGCTCTTTGCTGATTCACTTTCTTACGCCAATTTGGCGGAGAAAGGAGAGTTTGAAATTCTAAATGAGCTTGAAAACAAGGCTCGGTTAAACGGTTATGAATTAGCCGTTTTTAATAATTATGATCTGATTGAGAGGTTTCTTGCCTCTTTCTTAGATTAATTCTATGACCTGAGCAAGTCTTTAAACTGCTCTTTCATCACACCCTGCCTACTCATGGAGGTGATGGATAACAATTCAAAGTGTATTATTAATTTATATTATATCATCACTAAAGATCCCGTTTAGTGATGATTAACATTAGTCCCACAAGGGGGGCTAGGGAAAGTGCTATGACAAAAACTTCAAAAAAGAATGCAACTATTGTAAGAAAAAGTTCAATGACAGAGAAAAACTGTAACAATGAATCAATTATTACAGTTGAATCAACTGTAAGAAAAAACGTAAAAAACATTACGTTTAAGCTATACATCGATAAAACTGATTTTCTTTATATTTTTAAAAGGGCATATATTGCCGAACTTCAAGATAAAGTTTATCTAAAAGTATTAAAGTTTAGTAATAATAATGGTGATACCTATTATAGATTAGGTCTTAAAGGTGTTATAGTGGGGGCACTCTATCCTACAACAGATGAGAGTTCGCTCTCATTTAATTCTATCGCATTAGATGATTATGCGATAACACGCATTCTAAATACAACATTCCGATATAAAGACAGATTAAAATCTGTTTTTTGGATAAAAGAAATCAAATACGTACGTGATGGCGTCGCCAAACACGCACGTTTGGTGACACTTCCAGCAGAAGATGGGCTCTCTGTAGGTTCAGCTTTTATGAATAACAGATAATAAATTAAAACACAACTATCTCTTTCCAAGATATTGAGGACACAGCGTGTTTCCTATAAGGTTTGCTGTGTAAAATACAATTTAAATTTATATTATGGTATTATCCCGAATGCCATAATTAACATTAGTCCTAAAAGGAGGGCAAGGGATTGCATTATGAATATAACAATATTAAACCTAACGTTTGTAGATTTCTATAAAATTACAGACAAACAAACAGGAAAATTAATTATTAAAAGAATTTATCAAGCTCCTGATGGTACAACTGGGACATTAGGTTTCTTTCACAAAGAAATTAATAAAGGTAATTTTCATGGGTGTACGATTAGGGTATAACCCGCGAGCCCCTGAACGTTTAGATGTTTCGTACTTACGGGATTCCTAGTTGTTTAGATGTTCATAACTCCGAGTACGTCCAGTCGTTGAGGTGTTTCGGTAAACCCGCGACTACTGATGTTAAGAGTTATCTAAAATTAAGAAAATCTGTGCGTCCCGACCTTTGGAATATTTGGTGTTTCATAGGCCGTGGAAATGAAACTAACACGTTGATAAGTAAGATATTAGGATTTGTTAACGTGTTGTTAATCTGATACAATAAAACAAACGTTTGCATGCAACCAGCGGTATGTAAACGACAAAAACATTATCCAAGGTAACCCGATACACCTGTCAGCTGGTTGGCGAACGTAGGGATAAAGTGAAAAATATACCTATTAGTCATCATTCCCACAAGGTGGGAGACGAATTTATTAAAGCGATTAACAACGTATCTATACCTTGTGGGGTGTGGATACGCTTCCGAAAGATCGCAAGGACTTATTTCCCCTTCCCGTTAGGGGACTACCGCATTATGCGGGTTCAGGGTGAAGAGTTTACGATTGTGAAAGACCCTTTGTCTTTTATCTTTATTAAGGGGTGTGAAAACATTCCCGTTAATGGTGAGACTACATTACGCGACCTTCAGCCATTCTTCATGCGGAGGCTACCTATCCACGATGAGCCAATCTTAGATCATAATGGCTTCAATATTATGAAGCTGAAAAGTGGTCAATACATACCCGCACTCGCATGCTTCGCAGGCTCCGCCTACAACAAGAAGGATGTGCTTAGCGAACACTCCTTACATAAGGTTATTGGAGTCTCTCTTACTGAGGACAATATCAACTTAGAGTTAGAAACTCCAAAAACAACTAAAACACCAAAGAAGGTGCGCAATAAGAAAAAGGATAACTCATTCAACGCCTATGACGAAAACTTTTCTCTTGAAGATTACTACAACAATCTTATTGATACAGCTATTCCCTGTAATAACGGGGCTAAAGCTAAGCGAAAGAAAAAGAAAAATATGAAATATGACGACTAATGCCGTATAATTCTACGGAAAATATGTGGGAAAGTGCCACTAATTAGTTGTTTATTGGTTTAATTTGTTTTTTTACTATTTTCCATTTTCGTTAAGTTTGTGTGTAAGGCTTAGAGGGATAAAGATTTGTATATACGGTATTTTTATTTAGAAACACTTACATTAAAAATAAAACGACATGATTAACTTAAATTTATTATCTGCGTGTTTGCCTTATAGTGATACATATTTATGCAGGTTAGTTCCTGTAAAGAAGGTTCATTGGGAGGGAGATAGTATTAAGTATATTATACGCTTATATAGTTATACTAAGGAAGAGAAGTTAGGAATAAGTTATACGTTAGGTATAATATCTATTAATAATACTAAAGAGGGTATGATACGTTATAGTGGTATTTTGAATATAAGGATGTTATA